CCCCCTTCGATCTTAGTTGTATAATTCAGAAACCTTCCAATTGAGTACTGCATAGTACTTAAATCGGATTCAATTTCTGGAAGATAACCTTTAACATCATATAAAAATGTTTGAGGATAACTATCTCTGACGATTGAACGAGCTTTACTTAATAATTGACCTCCACATGTTAGTTTGGAATGAAAATTCCTATCTCACATGAAGATTTCATTTATATCAATGAAGTTGATTAATTTATAAAGATCTAATAACATAAAATTATTAAGATCATTATTCTTAACTTCTTCAATGAATAAATTAGTCTCTTTTACTCAGTTATTAATTGAGTGAAATAGAGGAAAATTATTCAACTGATTAGGTTGGTTAAAAGATAGAGCCCAATATTGGGTGAATCTTCTCTCCAACTTCATTAGTGAAGTTTTACCTTGTTCAATAGTAGAAATTATACTACTACCAAGTACCCTTTTAAATTCGTTTAAAAGGATTGTACCGTCATTTGGTATTGGATACCAGTCATGGTCCTTGAAACTCCAGACCATATAATCTCTTATATGATCAAAAGTAGCAAGGTTCATACTGAATCTCATACTTAAATCTAACATATATAATTTAGTTCTTAAGTATTTCGGAGAGAATGAAACTGTTTTTACAAGTTTCTTACCTTCAAAATATTTAAAGATTAGATTATTATATAATCTAATAACTAAACTTATAAGTTGTAATTTAAATATATTTTGATTCATTTTAACATTAAAGTAGTCAAACAATATTGTATAAACCGTAAAAGGATTATCTATATTTTTGGCTATTCCTTTAAGTGGTATGGGTGACAATTCTTTTGGACCATCTAATGGTGAGTAACGGATTCATCTCTTAGCAAACTCATAAGTATCTTTAGATACATGAGTCTTGTGAGGAGATATAGAAACTCCCAATTTATGCATGAATTTTATATAAGATCTTGCGACTTTATTGTCTTTAATAACAATATCATCACCAAGAATTATATAATTGGTAAATGGAAATTTACCACAATTCTTTGCACAAAATTGGACCACTAAATGGTGAGCAAGAGTGAAAGCAGCTCATGATGAATAACAACCCATTGGTTGACCAACAGAATATTTATATTCTTTGTCACCATAATGGTAGTATCTATCAGTGAGTAATTTCATTCAAGCCTCAGATCATTTATAATTAGAAATTAACTCATTTGTATGACTCTTATTGAGCATATAATTAATTAATTTCTGTTGTAAATGAACTGGGAATCTATCAGTAGCACTTGACAGGTCTAAGCTATAGAAAGGATCCTTCCCTTCCCATTTATGAAACGGATCTTGAGTATAAGTTCTATCACATGGTAATTTTGACAAATTATTCATCAAAATTCTATGTATAGGCTTAAGAGTAAATTGAGTATAATAGTCAGAAATGGCTATCACCCTCTTTTTACATTCAGGATCATCAACAATACTAAGTCTACCCGTGATTCTATTTTCAAGGAGATTATCAAAAATCTTCCCTGTAATAGTACCATCAGGTATAATTATATTGTTGTGTTTAATAAATGTATAAAAAGGCCCAATATACTTAGTAAAGAAATTTTCTCCAACAAGTATAGAAATGTTAAACAATTGTTTACTAGTAAATCATTTAATAGTTTCAACTATTGAAATGACACTAGGTCCATGTGGACCCATTTTTAAACTGATGAAGAAGTCTTTAACAGTATATTGAGGTTTTATAAATTCTAAATTATAATAATTAATAAATTCATTAATAAATTTACCTTGAACAGTTTTAAAACTTTTCTTTGGTGGATCTATTATTGATGTGAAATCTATAGGAATAACTTCACCATACTTTGGTGTTATTGTTCTTGAGATATTCATAAGCGTCAAAATGAACTTAATATGTTCAGTTTTGCCACTATCTATATAATTTTTCATAAAATAGAATTTAGTTGGGAATCCGCCTTTAGACGAGATAAGACTATCGTTTCTGTAAATTGGCCTTCCACAGATGTATCTTGTTATCAACAATCTACACTGTTTAAGGTATTTTACAGTAAATAATGTTCCATTATTTTTCAATAATGAAAATATTATTTTGAAAGTCCTCTTAATAAAGGAAGCATCACAATTAGGGAAAACTATTCAAGTTAACCTTACTATTATAATATACAAGAAATTGTGTATCATGATTAGTTTAATTGTGCGTTATAGGTTACGACCCGGCTCTTTCTCTTATTATTGATAAGTTAATAAGAAAGGGAAAGTACCCTTAAGGCTATTTGATGAGAGTAACTATATAGTGAGAGCAACGGAACTAGTTTCCTAGCATCAGGTTTTTATCTCCTGAACTCATACATAGACTTCCCAAAAGGATTTTCACCTGGTAAGTAATAGACACTGCAAAATGCAGAGTAGGAAACTGCTCATGTTTTTAAACAGTTAACTCTATTACTTATAACCACAAATAAGGATTTCATACCTCCATTGGTATGAAGGGAATGAAATCAAAATCTAGGAAAAATTACAATCACGTAATTTTAGTTTTGCAGTATACTTAATTGTATACTGAGGCCTAGAGCCTGTTATT